ATGACGAGCCTAAAGTGGACACATTCTCACTCGGTGATATTTTAGGTGTTGATTCTTTTGGTAGTACATTGATCGTCAATCCCCCTCCTGAGTTTGTTAAAACATGGAATGCTGCGTACTTTCGCAACATTCTTGCTAAACGCGTATTCAGGGGGGAGAAGGTCATGGTGCGCTATTCTAATGTGTTAGAAGAACACTGCGACTCAGGGTATTCTGTACTCTGGGATTTGGAGGTGTTTGACACTTTGGTAGTCTTTGATTTACTATGTTGTCCTGATTTACATCCCATGGTCATTGAGTTTTGTGAGGATAAACTCTCACAGAACAATCCTACTCATATCAGCCCTTTGTATTATTATACTGATAGAGTGGATATCAATTGCACAGTTGACCATTGTGATTCTTACGGGACTTCATTGTATTCGAAGAGCGCTCATGCCCTTAGGGGATCCGTGTATGAAATTGTGGGTGGTGCTGCTATGGTTGTGGATGGTTTCATCCGCTCTTGCACTACTAGAGGAGGCCTGCGAAAGATTTCCTTGAGAGAGTATGGATTAAACAGGTTCGAGGGCATTAATTTCCGTGAAAGGAAGTTTAGACCTAAGATGCACTCTGGTTATATTCAGTATTCTTTCAATGATTGTTGTGGTGAGTTGGAAATTTCTAAGACTTTACAGGTTTTGGAAGTTCAGGTCATCAACAAAACGATCGATTCTTTTAGCTATTCTTGGAAGCGTCTTTTGTTCGTTCTGAGTGATCAGTTCGAATATAACAAGGACATTGTCATGTCGTATGTCGACCCAGTGTTGACTACCACTTCCATGGCAAAACACTCTAAGATGAAGCTTACTGGAAATCTTTTACAACTAATGGAAGGCGATGTGATTCAAACAATGAGAACTTCTGAGTTTTATGCCAATTTACAACTGGTTAATCCTTATTTGCACTCAACCGTTCAGAAGAACAATTGTCAGGTGGTGAGGAACGAGATGTTCAGATTGAAACATGAGACTGTTCATAGGAATTTGGATAGTTCTTCGGTTGTGTGGTGGTTAAACACCATGTATTCCAATTATGGTTCTTCTGCTCCTACATTCTCGTACAAGGTCTTCATCATCCTTACGTCCATTTTTGTTGTTTTAGTGGGTACAGTGTCTATCTATTTGACACTAGTGCATCCTTTCCGCCCACAGAGTCACGCATTGGGCAATTCAACCTTTGCCATCGGGACTGATGACTATGGAGCTGCATCTCCGTCATCTTTTCCAACTTC